AAGAAGTTAGAAGGAAGTTTCCATTTAGATACAAAGCAAACTTTGGCAACCTAGTAAACAATGTGGTCCAGAGAATGATCGCAGATGTAATTTATAAATCAAAAACAATTAAAGAAACAGAGTGGGATAAAAATTATAATGTTTGTTTTAAAGCTGAGCAAGAAGCAATCAATAAAAATCCACCGGTTGACGCAAAGGATAAGTTTGGCAGAGAAGCTATGGTTAGATTTGCGGAAGATTGTATTCCAATTACAAAAAAAGTTGTGCAAGAAATTATAGGTAAAGATAAATTAGTTTGCGAAAGATATGTAGAGCTAAAAGAATTTGACATGATCAAGCCGGTGATTGGCAGAATAGATTATGAAACTAAAACAAAATTTATAGAACTAAAAACTAAGCCACCTAATTTAAGAAAGGTTAAAGGTAAAGAAGAGTGGAACATGATCACTCAAGATTTACCCTCAGAGCCTACGATTGAGAATTTAACTCAGACTTCGTTCTACTACATGACAACAAAGAAGATACCTCACTTGGTATATGTTAATGATAAAGATTATATTATCTTTGATCAAAGTCATGAGTTAATGAAGGCAGATCACTTGCAACATCTTTATAATAAAATGATCGATAAGATTATGTTGTGGGAGAAGATGATTATGTTTTGTGAAGGCAACATTGAGAAGTTAGCTTTAATGATGGAGCCACCAGATCTTAATCATTTCTTTTACTATAAAGATTTAGCAGATGAACAAAAACAATTAATAACTAAACTATGGGGAGTAAAATATGAGTAGCGAAAACAACGTATATAGAATGGGAAATAAAAATATGACAAACATACACAAGAAATTACATAGTGCTTGTAATCATGCAAGTAGTGTAAAGAAAGCAAGTAAGGTTAAAGGTATGCCTTTTAATCCTTTACTTCATGATGATGTGCAAAGAGTTGCAATGGATGCTTTATTAAAAAATGGTTTATATCCAACTTGTAATTACATAACAGATGTGACGGATAAATTTGTAATAGTCACTTGCACCATGAGAATAACTGACATTGATGATCCAGCAAGTTTTGTAGTCATTGATGGATGTACTGCAATGGGTGGTCTTGATAAATACGGAACGGGTCAAGCCATGTCGTACAGTAAAAAGTATGCGTTCTTAAACGCACTCAATCTAAAGACAGGAATGGATTTAGAAGATGGTTATAACGCCAAACCATTTGAACAAAATTCTTCAGAGCCATCTGTAGAACCTACATACATGGATGATGAAGTGGATGTAGAAGAGATCATTAACCAGATCACACAAACTAAAACTGAAAAGCAATTTGCTGCAGTTAAAAGTCAAGTGAGATCAGTTGTTAATCATCTAAAGAAAAATAACTTCAAGGCTTATGAACAGATCAGAGATGAATCTGTTAAGCATGAAGCAACACTAAACAATAATCAATCATAAGATTGATATAACTAAGGAGTAAACATGGATAATCAATCCGATAAAATATACATCAACCTAGCCAAAAATAAAGATTGGAAGTCACCGACAGATAAACTTCCAGTTTATGTTGGTCCAAAAAATATGAAACATCCAGATAAGAACTGGACCATTGGAGTTAACATTGATGGTAAGTGGTATAACCAAGCAGCTTTTATATCTAAAGATCAAGATGGAAATCCCAAAGAGGGAGAGCTGACAATTATTTTAACACCAAGTGGAGCAGGAGCAAATAAAAATGCCTTTGCAAAACCAAGTGAAGGTGTTAGTAACGAATATACCTTTTAATTTAGCTCAAAAGGTATAGAGCAGGGTGGGGTTTTTTCCCTTTCTAATCGTTTTCCCCACCTTGCTTTAAAAAAGGATTTAACATGACAGACAACATAAAAGAACCAGCACACTACATAGCAAACAAGATTGAACCAATAGATTTTATAATTAAAAATGAATTTGATTTTTGTGAAGGTAATGTAATTAAGTATATTTCTAGGTATAAAAGAAAAAATGGTATTGAAGATTTAAAAAAAGCTAGACAGTATATAGATTTTTTGATTAAAAAAGAAGTTGAAAAAAGTAAATAAGTATGACAAAATTTATAAGATTAAAGCATGGTGAAGCTAGTTTTACACTAGAAGAACGCTTTGATGACGTGAAGAAAGCTGCAAACCCTAGCACCGAGGGTGAATTTGTAGAAATTAAAATCAGTAATTTAAAAATTGATTTTACAAAAGTGATAAAGGAGCAAGATGGAAAACATCAAAATGCGTCTGCAGAAGCTAAAGGATCTTCAAGAGAAGAAACACAAGAAGTATCTGGAAGCGAAGCACAAAGCAAATAAGTATCAAAAAGATTCTTATAGATTGTTTTGGAAAATAGAAAAGACGCAAGAACAGTTAATGACAGCAGAATAGTTATTAACTTAGGGTTGAAAAAAAACGAATATAAACTGTAGGGGATCTATGACCATAAATACAAGCATACATTATAATAAACATATAAAACACCTAGACCAAAATACATTTGTATACAAAGTTAAGAAAGCATTTTACCTTTTAACGAACCAAGAAGAAAGATTATATGAGGTAGGGTTCTCAGAAGGATTTTTATATGCTGCAAAACTTTTAAAACAACAACCTATTGATGATAGTAATAAGAAAATAATTGGAGTTGTTTACAAGAACGCAAACTTAGAAACTGTTAATACAATAGTAGATAAAGTTTGTGCAAAATATCTTGTAAGTAAACGTGATGTGTTTGGTAAAGGTAGAACTAGAGATATAGTTAGAACTAGAAGCATACTTTATAATCTTTTACATGAAGAATATAATATAAGTATATCATCTATTGGTAGAGTGTTTGGTCAAGATCACACTACAGTTTTACATTCACTAAACAATAAACAAAACAAGTCTAGATATTGGGGTAGCGAATATTCTATCTGGAAAGAGTATGAAAATTTAAAACAAGAATTGTTGCCAATAACTACTTCTTAAATCCAGACTTCATATTCTTATAAGCCTTCGCAGATATAGTAGACTTCTTTTTAGAGTTTGAAGTACCAGCTCTTTTTTTTTTATTAATGTTATAGTAAAGACCCTTCTTAGCCATCTTACCAGATTTAGTTTTGTGATAACCTTTTTTCATTACTTTCTCTTTTTAGATTTAGACTTCATTATTTTTTTCTTCAAAGCTGAAGGCAGAGTTTTCTGCTTAGCTGTTAGTTTGCTTTTACCTTTTGACTTACCATACATAATTATTCTCCTGTTGTTGTTTCAATTTTATCTCACAATAGTTATCAAAGCAAGAACCTTCTTTGCCATCATGACAAAAATATTGTCTTTTAGCTGTAATAATCCATCCTCCATCATCACTTAATAGTTGTTTATTACACTCTTTACAGTAACCACAAATAAAAGATTTGACTTTAGACTTTACCCAACCTTTTTTCTTCACTTCTTTTTCTTTTTTCTCTTACTAAAGTTAGTAAAATCCATATTAAAAATATCTTCTACCTTTTTAAATTGATCATCTATCCAACTAAAAAATTTATAAAACATTCTATCTAACATTTCCATCTCCTTCTTGCCTGTCTTATTCTTGAATTAGGATCGTTCCTAGTTTTAGCTGATGATCTTTTTAACTGACCCAATGATCTAGCACAATAACTTTTTCTACGTTTAGCAGCAACAGATCCCGGCTTTACTTTACCAGTAACTGCTGTCTTTAATTTTGATCCGGGATTGGCTCTTCTATATCTTGCAACACCTTTAGCGGTCATACCAGCTCCAGACTTTGTGGGTCTGTAGTTTGCGTTCTTACCTTTAGTTGTTTTTCTTATAGCCATTATCTATCGCTTAATCTATCCATGTGATTGTATATTCTACCAATAACTTTATCTAAATCAAGTAACTCTTGCTTCAACATCATAACTATTGCTTGTAATTCTACAACTGTAATGACTACCCAACTTGATATTCCAAGTAATATTGTACCCAATAAAGGGATCATCCATTTATTGTTTTTCATCTATCTTCTCAATCATACTTTTGTAGGGGTTATGTCTTGGTGCATTGTTGGTAGCTTTGATACCAGCACAATAAGAAAGTAATTCTTTAAAATTAGGGAGGTCTTGCTTTGTGTTGATTGACTTACACACCTTGTAAAGCTCAATCTGTTGTTTTAGAACTTCGTTTTTAGTTGTTATTCTATTTTGTTCATCACAATGTTTTTTAGATATACCTAGATACTTTCTAAAATTTAATCTTAGTTCATGGCTATTGTCATCATAATCATTACTGATGTTATTAGTTCTGTGATCGTTTTCTCTTTTAGAAATACTTAAATCAACGTCTCCATATCTACAAGAATTAGTG